ATGCCAACAACTATAATAGTATGCCATACCTTAAATATAAAGTCAAGCATTTATTTTAGTGTGTCTCTGCCCAATTGTTTCCAAGCTTAAACTCACTGTCAAGTGGACACTTAACACCAAGCGATTGCTCTGCTTGTTTCATTGCCCACTTCGTAACCTCACCTAGTTCCTGCGCATGTTCCTTACGTACCTCAATCTGGTATTCATCGTGTATACTTGCGACAAGTTTAAAGTCTAAGTTACGTTTCGTAGCTTCGATGATTATAAACTTCAACCATTCTTTGCATACGATTGCACCTGCTCCTTGTAGTAGCAGATTCATTGCGGCATGTGTTGAACGAACCTTCAACATCCTGCCATCAAGTCCCATAAGATAACCTCTGCTGGCTAATTTGTCAACCCTATGCCGCAAAGTTTTTAATGCTGGCATGTTGGTTAGGAAGTTATCAATAAGTTTCTGTCCATCTTTGTATGTGCCGTTAACAATCTGTCCAATCTTACTAGCACCTGCGCCATAGATGAACGCATAAATAAATGTTTTGGCATTGTCACGGGTAGGTAGACCTGCCGCCTTCTGGTTAGCTGTATGCACATCACCATCCACAACCTCACGAGTAAACGCCTCGTCATCCATGTAGTGTGCCAGCATACGTAGTTCTAAACCTGAAGCATCACAACCCAATAGAGTATACCTAGAATTAGAAGTAGTCCAAACACTTCTGCACTCCTTTCCGTAAGGTGAATACACAGCAGGTACTTGTGCCATGTTAGGTGAAGTATGTGCCATGCGTCCTGAAATAGTACGCAATGTCAATACCTTACCATGTACCTTACCATCATCTTGTACTGCATCAACCCATGACTGGATTTGTGTAGCACGTTTCTCTAGTAGTAAGTAGCGAGACAGTAGCCTTGCTTCTTCCAAGTCAATCGTCTCAAGTATTTCTTCACCAACAACCACATGACCTTTGTCTGTGTGCTTCTTTGGTTGCCAGCCCAAGCCCATAAGCCTGTCTGCAATCTGCTGTCGTGATGATGGATTAAACTCTGTCACCTTATCCTTCAGCCGCTTGCCTGTCTTCTCTGAATACCGCTCCTCAATGATAGGTGGGAAAACTTCCTGAAGCTGTAGCTTGATTGCTTCCGATTCATCCTTCAGTTTAGCTACCAACTGCATAGCCTGTGGCACATCCAGTGTAAAGCCATTACGTTCCTGCTGGTCTATGATGGCACGTATCTGATGCTCAAGCTTAATACTGCGTGGACTAAACTTCTTTAGGTCTGGTACAAGCGTCTCATAAACTTTAGCTGTAAGTTCTACATCTCGAATACAATACTTCAACATCTCTGCACTGTAGTGACTGAAGTCTTCAAACTCTATCTTCTTAAAGCCAAGTGAGTTGCCCCATGCTTCCAGCGAGTGACCGCCTTCACGCATAGGGTCAACCATTTGTGATAGGATTAAAGTGTCTCTGATATTTTTGAGAGGGATTTTAACACCCAGTAATCGTGATAGTACAGGTGCATCAAAACTAACGCCGTTGTGCATAACAACAATGTCTCCTTCAGAAAGGAGGGATTTAAAATGGTTGAGATTATTTTCATCATATGTATATATCCTTTTGCTATCTAAATCTTTAGCTACGATACAGTAAATCTTTGTAGCGTCAAGACTATCTGTTTCAATATCAACTACTAACCTCTTCATGTTTATATGCCTTTACGAAATCTGTTGTAAAAATTTTCTGTAGGTTAAGCAGATACATTCGTGATGCGTTGTTGTCTCCACCACTAACACTGCGAACACTGTCAAGATTATCTATGATTTTCTTTAGAATGTCAACCCTAAAAACAACAGTAGCATAAATATCTTCACCGACACATAGGTTATGGAACCAGTAGTCAGCCTCTGTTGCTGCAATTCCTGATGGCTTGCCATAGCTTTGGTACTCGATGGCAATGTTACCTGTTCGTTGCCACACATCACGCTCTGATTTAACCTCAATCTTTTTATCTTGTAGCATGTCAGCCACAATGTCTTCACGAACCTGACCATACTCAAGGTCAATGTCAAACTTCTTTCTGTCTTCTACTGAAGGTTTTAAACTCATAATGTCTCTCCCGTGTGTCTGTTAAACCCATGATGAGGTTTGTCTGATGTCCTTCCTCTCTTAATATTTTCAGAGGCTGTTACCCATTCAAGATTCTCTACTCTGTAATCCCACGGGTCGTGGTTTATATGGTCAACAATACATTTTAATTCTGGAGAATCATTCTCTAAAAAGAATATAGCTACCAGTGTATGTATATAAAGAAGTTTCTTATTAATCTGAACAGCAGGATAAACGTCCCTGCTATAATTAGCTTTGACATATTTGCCTGTGTTCTTATTTAGAACAGCTGGCTTGCCATCAACATTTCTGAAAATGTAATATAAATCTTCTGGTAAGTCAAGTAAAAAATTTATTCTATCTCGATTTGTTTTAGCCCAGAACTTATCGGATGTAGGAGCAGAGAGTGGAGGCTTTGATAAGTCAAAGCAATCTCCATCTCTGTATATCTGTTTGATTTGTTCTGGAAATAAATCCAGTTGCATCACAGATATTCCTCTATGTCTACTGTGTCAAAGTCTTCTGCATTAGGGTCGTCAATCTCTGTCATGCGTCCAGTGTCACGGTCATACAATAGGTATGCACCAACACCTGTCTCACCTGCATAGCGATTCTTCAACACACGTACTGTTGTAGTGTTGGCAACCACAGGGTCGGTGGCTTGCTGGTCACGCTCAAGTGCAATGACTGCATCACTAATCTGCGCAATGCTATGTGAACCACGAAGCATAGACAGACTAATCTGTGCGCCTTGCTCCTGTCCCTTGTCACCACTGGCTCGCCGTAGGTGGGACACAAGTAGCATACAGCACTGTGTTTCTTCCACAAGGCTACGCAACTGTGTCATCATCTTGTCAATGTTACGCCGTTCATCTTCGCCTTCCAAGCCAGACACAAGGATGGACAAGTGGTCAATGATAATGAAGCGACAGTCAAGTGCCTTCACCATGTAGCGAACACGTGCCAGTATCTCATCCGTCTGGATAGAACCGAAGTGGTCAAAGGCAAACACTCTACCTGTCCCTGCTGTAGCTTTGTACCAAGCATCAAGCTGCTCTTGGCTCTCGTATTGACGAACCTCTTTGATATACAAACGCTTGCTTGCTTCTACTGACATGAGATGGAAGATAGTCTGCTTGACATTTTCTTCCAAAGATATAATGCCTATGTTATCCTTGGTGTTGTTAAGGATGTGGTGTTCCAACTCACGAATGATGCTGGACTTACCTGCGCCTGTGCCTGCTGTGAATGTAATCAACTCACCAGTACGCATACCATATAACATCTTGTTAAGTCCTTCGTATGGGTATGGAACAGACAGCTTGTCTTCCTCGTCATACAATCCTTCGTAGTGTGCGAGGTTCACAATACCTGCTGGTGTGTATGGTCGTGCTTCCCAGAAAGCCTTGACAAATTCTTCACGCTTACCCTTCATCAAGTATTCGTTAGCATCCTTCAATGTCATGTGCATAATCTTAGCTTTGTTAGGCTCGAAGATTTGTGCTACCTTCTGTGCCGCCGCAATGCCATGCTCATCATTGTCAAAGCAAATAACAATCTGCTCAAACTTATTAAGGTATTCAAACTGTTCCTTGCAATCCTTGACTGCTGACTGTGCGCCATTACGAATGGACACAACAGGCCACTTGCTACCCGTCATCTCGTAGGCAGACATAGCGTCAATCTCACCTTCGCAGATGGTGATATACTTACCGCCTTGATTGAACAACTGTTGACCGAATAGTGTAGCCTTAGACATAGAGCCTTCAGCCATAAAAGATTTGTTTGCAGTATGTCGTACCTTGTTTGCTACCTGACTACCATTAACATCGTAGTAAGGATAGAAGTGCTTGCCCTCTGTCTGTGTTACACCATACTGCTGTGCCGTAGCTTGGCTTATGTTGCGGTCAGTAATAGGTAATACATTGCCACGACTAAGCTGTGTTGAAGTAGTCATGCTATAAATCTTTCTGTCGGTGTGACTGTTGCTATTGTCAGAATGTGAATAAGTATTACAAACAAAACAATACTTACTACCATCTGCATACAATACGTTTCCGTCAGAGGAGTTGCACTTGTCACACTCACCTCTGCTAATAACTTTCTTTTCTGCTGTCATCTAATCCTCTTTCTGTCTCGTCTGCGTTGCATAGTATACACCAACTTCTTTGGTGTTGTCAAGCAGTATTAGTTTGTCGCCTTCTCTTTTTGTGTAAAAGTCCATAGCCTTTGCAAGCTGCTCACGCAGGTCAAGAAACTCGTGCATCGCAGTCCTGTTGTGGACAGTCTCAACTAGCTTCGGCTCACTTCCCTTCGCTTGATAAAACATTTTGTACATGTTTAAGTGCCTCGCTAAATGTAATCTTCTTATCGGTTCTGTTCTGATGTTTGATTGCTTTCTTCCGAAGCTTGCGTTTCTCTGGTGATACTTTCATCTACTGCCTTTCCTGTTTTCTTGTCACGCTTAATTCCTGTGTCATCGTAATACCATGACCGCTTGGCTGGGTCAAGGTCTATGTTTCTATTCATTCTCGTATTCCTTTTCAACCACGCCAAAGGCAAAGCCAATCTGTTCTGCATACATCTCGTCTGCCTCTTCCTTTGCCAGTTTCTTTGCGTCCTTCTGATTGTACCCCTCGTCTAGGTATTGGTGATACAGTTCACGAAAGATTGTCTTTTTATCTTTGTCCCATAGATTGTTTGTCATTAGTGTATCTGTGCCTCTGTTAGTTCTTTTTCCATCATGGCTAACTCAATCTGCTCGTCAGCCACTGTTCCATTTAAAATAAATTCTCGTTCAGAAAATGTCAAGTCCTTAAACACAAACTGGATTGACTTACCTGCTTGCCACTGCCTGATATGCTCAAGCGTAATGGGCAAGTCCATACTGTGTATGTCGTTTGAGTATATGCTACGCCTTATAATCTTCATCGTCCCACCTTGCTTCACCTTCTAGTAGTATGGCATTGCCATAGAATATCTTAGCCACCACTGGCATGTCACACCTGTCTTCGTAGAGCAGGGTAGCCTCCTCATTTACACCTAGCACAGAACGCCCAGAGCCTACCACCAGTTGCTCCTCTGCATTCAGAGGTATGCAGATAGGCTTAGACCCAATGAACGCTTCAGCGATGTTGTATGTAGGCTTATCTCGCTTGTCATCAAAGGCCACAAGTATTGCTTTAGATTTAGCCCACATGATTATTTATCCTTTCTTATATACATGTTTGATATAATTTTTACCTGATGGATAATAAAGAACATAGGTAGGACAGTTAAGAAACTTAAAAAACTTTTCTTCCCACCAGTCTGTTTCTTTAAGCGTCACATGGGCATTGCGTCCGTCTTTCAACTTAGCAATAGCTGGGTACTGGGCAACAGTGGCATACACAAACTTGGGATTGAGCGAGTACCAATACTCTAACACGCTGTCAATTTCTTCCTCTGGAATATGCTCCAATACATCACAACAAATAATGCTGTCAATTTGCACATCAGGCGCAGGTAAT